CCTTCCCGGACAGGCGTTCTAAAACGCCTGATGCCCCTCAAGGGCTCCTGGGAGTCAAGGATGGATGGTTAACTTTCCCGTGGGCTCGGGGAACTTTGTCAAAGTTCATCCGACCTACTACAGGAAAGTATTCACCACGTCTTCGTGCACGCAAAGAGTGGATTGCGCAAACTATGTACCACATGCACCTCTTTATTAGAGGTACGGGTGGTCCTACCCCATCTATCAAGATGCGTTCTCTAGAGAAGCATCATGATCTTTGTGGTAGTAGTGGGCCTGCAATGCCGCCTCAATTTCTTGAGGCTGCAAAGCAGTATGCACTCTCTTATGTCAGGAATTCCACAGCAAGTGTCGAGAGCGCTGTTTCAGCCTCTCGTATCACCTCAGGATCTGGAGCTTGTACTCAAGTCTCTAGATGCAGGGGTGGTAGATCTTCTTATTTACAGAAGATCACACATGGAAAACCTGATGACATGATCATTATCACAAGAAGTGAGATGACAGGGGACCGTCTCTACAATCTCTTTGGAGAGATTGTGGTCCCACCGATCATTTTCGAACTCTTTGAGTTCGACGGTCGGGGTCATCCTTTCTTCATCCCTTTCGGGTATCGCTATTTCCACTTCGAAGACCTTAGTCAACGGAAACAGAAGTCTCTTCGAGACGACTTATTCCAGACTATCTTCGACAGGGAGTCTAATAGATTTCCTGAAGAATACCGATCAGACTTCTATAGAAGTCCGCACGGTGTGGTCTTCGATCTGTACGAATCACCCCCCGAGATCGATCCTGCTAGGATTGATTTCGGAGACCGCCCTCCCATGGTGGCAAGGACGGTAGATTCGCGCGGATGTAAGGCGAGAGTGATAACAGTGGGTGATGGAGCATCAGGCTCTCTTGGTCATCTCTTCAGAACTTATCTGTATAAGTTCCTTGAAGCTGACCCAGAGAGTAAGCTAGGGGGAGATCTATGGAGGTTCATGAAGAACGTCACCTTGAAAAAGGACTTCCGTATAGGAAGTTTAGACCTCTCCGCAGCTACTGACACTTTTAACACACTGCTGTGCCGATCGCTTGCAGATGGTGTCGTCGAGAGTAGTATGGAGGCTAAAAGCTTCCATTTACAACTCAAGATGATTCAACACTATCTGGTATACGAATCGGAAATCTGTTATCCAGGTACAGATTTAAGTAATATCACACTTCAGCGCGGTATGATGATGG